TATATTATTCTACAGAAATTAAATCTAAAATCGGCCGAAAAGTCAAAAATTGGTTTACATATTTACAAAGTAGTAAATATATATATATATCAAGGGTTTCCTCTGTAAATAAGTTGTCATACGGGTGGTGTGACCTGGTTTACAGAATTACACAGTTTGTTGAAAAATATAGCTTTTTTGACAGTAAACTGCACAATGGAGTAAAAAACCATGTCTAAAAAAGAAGTAAAAACACTCGAATTAACCCCAAAACAGATGAAATTTGTTAATATTTTCATTGAAAAGGGCACAATTCAGAGTGCTAGACAATGCGCTTTGGACGCTGGGTTCGCTGAATCTGGTGCTACAGTCATTGCAAGTCAACTACAAAATCCTAAATACTATCCGCATGTGGTTGCAGAATTAGAACGAAGAAGGGCTGAATTAAACAGGAGATATTCCATTTCCTATAAATCACACATCCAAAAGCTAGCAGAACTAAGAGATTCTGCGGAGAAAGCCGGTAATTATACTGGAGCTATTGCTGCTGAGAAGTATCGAGGCATGGCGGCTGGACTATACGTTGACAGAAAAGAGGTCATGCATGGCACGATTGATTCTATGTCCGTAGGAGAGGTTGAGGATAAGTTAATTGAACTTCGAAAAAAATTATCCATTCAAGGAGAGTATGAAGTTATTGACCATGACACATCTGAAGGGGAATCTATCGGAGAGTCTGGCGATGACTTACTTGCTGAAGAAGGGGAATCTGGTATTCAAGACGATTCATGACACAGGCTGTGTTGATCTTGTTGCTATTGATAAGCGTGGAAAGATCCATTTGTATGACGTGAAAACGTCATTGAAATATGCAAAGGGAAAGAAAAAAGGGAAAACAATTAACCGAGTGTTAACTAAATTACAAAAGAAATTAAGGGTTGAGTTATTGATGGTTGATTTAGAAGAAGAAAGGTGCTGGATCGTTCAACATGGCAGACGAGAAGAATCTCTGGAAACAACTAAAAAATAACACAAAATCAGTAATTTGGACAAGAATTGAAGCTACATCAGGATTGGGTATTCCTGATCTCTTTGGATTTTACAAAAGACCTTTTTGGGTTGAACTTAAAATAATAAAGAATAATAAACTTAACTTCTCTGCACATCAAATTGCGTGGATTCATAGGCATTATTCTGAAGGTTGCCCTGTATTTGTACTTGCGAAGGACCCTCTTTCGAAGACCCTTAAATTATTCTCAGGCTCCATTGTCCGTGATCCGTTGTCCATTGATGATAAACCCGTCCTTTGTTCCATTACACCCGGATCCAGGTCCCAGAGCTGGGATCTCCTGATGCACATTCTGGGTGTCTGGACTCCTGACAGCAGGACAAGTATTAAGCTCCATTAGTTTCCATTCCCACAAACCTCTCTCCATCGTCCATTACTGTGAGGCCAGCCAGACCGGTAACCCAGGCAGATGGTTGCGGATCTCCAGCTCAGGTGAGTTGACAGCAGTGCAGGATTCTGCTAATGAATAAATATTCCTTCTTTGTTTAGTTAGCCAAACGAAACAAATCGGTGAGTCGAAGTCCTCGGCTCACCACCTAAGTTCCATTGCCCATTCCCCATTACCCAAGCACCACTTAGTATGAGTATTAGTTGAATCCAGCCCATCCTGACATTACCTGCTGACAGCCGTGAGGAAAAAAGATTACATTAGCTCTTGACATCCCAACATATTAGGACTATATATATTATAGAGCTGTAAGGTTATAACCCCAGGGCTCTTTAATCAGCTGGGTAATAAAGGGGAAATGATAACGAGTCCGATCAGGATTGACATTTCCCTTACACAAAGGAGAAGGAACATGAAATATTTTAAAGTAAGAACAGGAGAGGACAAAAAGTACAATTATATTCACATTATCTATAAGCTGTTGACCAAACACGGTTGGGTCCGTGTGCCCTGGTTCGTGAGCTGGAAGGAGAAGCCATATGGCCGTTGAGTTCAAAGAAAGCTCCATCAAGGAGTGGGTCACTAACAACCTGGAAGAAGGTCAGATCGCAGACGTAGTCCTGGAAGGGTGCCAGTCAGGCATTGTGTCGGAGTTGATATACTACGCAGACAGTTGCGCCTTCTATGAAAAATATAAAGAAGAGATTTGGGACAGGCTGTATGATTCGGCTCAGGATTGTGATGAACACCAGAGCTGCCTCCATTACGTTGCAACATTTAATGGCGGCTGTGATGTAGGATCTGACGATCAGTTCAGGAACCTGCTGGCGTGGTGGGCGTGCGAAGATGTGTGTCGTGAGATCATTGCAGAGAAAGAAAATGAAACTATATAATATTTATTACAATGGTCGTTATGATTCGGGGGGAAGACCAACCTACGAAGGCACCACACATTTATCACCTAAAGAATGGTTAAAACAACACAACAAACACAGAGAAAAGCCAGAGGGCCTTGAGGAATTTGATTTCAAAGAGGTGCAAGTTGATCAAGATCAGGCAGCAAAGTAGTTGCCCCCATTTCTAGTTTACTTTGGAATTATTGTTCTGGTCGGGATCTTTGTATCGTTTTCCATCGCCAAACTCCCCTTTGGCATTGGTTCCGTCTTTCGTGAAGTATTAGCGAGCTGGACGCTGATCCTGCTGTTCTGGCTCGCTGTCTCCATTCTCCATTTCCCCTTTCGCCTTTTATTAGGACCGTTAGTAGTGGCCTGAGCTACCGGCAGGTTACAGTGCCTGACCACAGGAGGTGGTGTGTGTTTTCAAAAAAGTTATCCACAACTTATTTAAAATAATTACTTGCAATTAGTTAGGACATTACTATATTTAATATATGTATGGTACAGGCAAGAAAAGAAACACTAACCGAGTTTCAGTACGGGAAGAATGTTTAAATAGTTCCCGTCCCAATGAGTTTAGCATTGTGGGTATAAACAGCGCCATACAAAAGCCAAAGGAGGCAACATGAACAAAAAGAAGGAAATAGACAAGTTAGCAAGGCTAACAATTCTAAGCAACTTCGTCAGTTCGAAGTTGAAGGAACAGAAAGATTTGGTTAAGTCTTTCGTTGAGGAAGAAGACAAAGTCCTCAAAGGTATTGATCACAAACTTAATGTGATCGTGCGTGAGTATGAAAGATTTGATAGTGAGTCTTTCAGAAAAGATCAACCCGACGTATATAAGTCATACAAGACTAAGCTTGTTAGGTCTGTCGAGTTGAAGCCTGTCATTGACTCAGAAGAAGAAAGCGAGATTCTTACAGAGAACTTTC